AGGTCGTAACCTGATCGTTCCTCCCGCAACGCGCAAAGCGATTATGGGTATTGATCGTTACGTGTCTTCAGACTTTGTATCTGGTGGCACTGTAAACAGCGGTCTGATCGGCAACCTGTACGGCGTAGACGTTTACGTTTCTGCCAACTGCCGAACCATTGAGGCGGCGGCTGACAACACTGCATCAAGCGTTGACACTCGTGCAGCACTGTTGTTCCACAATGACGCCATTGTTATGGCAGAGCAGCTTGCTGTTCGTTCTCAGACTCAGTACAAGCAAGAGTACCTGTCTACTCTGTACACTGCTGACACCCTCTACGGTGTTCAGGTGTATCGTCCTGAAGCTGGTTTTGTTCTGGCAGTACCTTCTGCCTAATAGAACTACGGGGGTCGCAATGGCCCCCTTTCCTTTTTTCTTGCTAGGAATAACCAATGGCTAACTATACAAAGACGACAGACTTTGCCGCTAAGGATACGCTTCCCGGTGGAGACACCAATAAGGTTGTTCGTGGCTCAGAGTTTGAAACAGAATTTGATGCTATATCGACGGCGATTGCTACTAAGTCTGATACGGCAAGCCCTACGTTTACCGGCACAGTTACTATCCCGACCGCTGACATTAACGGCGGAAACATTGATGGGACTGTAATAGGCGCTTCTTCAGCAGCCGCCGGTACTTTTACAAACCTTGTTGCTACGTCTGCCGACATTAACGGCGGTACGGTAGATGGCGCTACGATTGGTGGCTCATCTGCTGGCGCAGGGACATTTACTAACCTCACTGCTAGTGGTACTGTTAATTTTAACGGCGCTACTGTAAGCAATCTTGGAACTATTACGACCGCCAATTTAGATGGTGGCACAGCAGATAACATTGTTATTGGTGGTTCAACACCGGCAGCAGGATCGTTTACAACTGTAGCGGCATCATCATCAATAACAGTCGGCGGCACAGCAGTTCTTACAAGTGTGGCATTTTCTAATATAGATGCCAGTGCTATCACTACATCTGGAGAAACCTTTGCAGATAGCGATACTCAGATACCAACCAATGCAGCTGTAAAAGACCACGTTGAAGCTGTTATCCCATCATTAAGTGTTACTGAAGCATCTGTAACGGCGCATCAAGCTGCATTAGCTATTACAGCAAGCCAGCTTAGTGATGTTACGTCTACCGCAACAGAGCTTAACCTTGTTGACGGCTCTACCGCTGATACTGTAGTCAACAGCAAGGCGGTTATTTATGGTGCAGCAGGGCAGATTACAGCCAACGAGTTAGATGTAGATAATATTCAAATAGATGCTAATGCTGTTAAATCTACAAATACCAACGGCAATATACAGCTGTTTCCAAATGGCACAGGTTTTACAGAGTTGTATGGTAATACCAATGCTGGTGCAATCAGGTTTAACTGTGAGTCTAATACTCACGGTGTAACTCTTAAAGGCCCACCTCACTCAGCAGCGGCTACCTACAGCCTAGAGCTTCCTAATGCTGATGGTTCTGCTGGACAGTTTCTTAAAACAGACGGTAGTGGAAAGTTAGCGTTTGAAAGCGTATCTGCTGGCACATTTACAGCTACGGCCTCTGGTGCGCTGTCTAATGGCGACACGGTAATTATTAACTCTGATGGCACGGTTACTGCTGTAGGTATGTCAGATTCAGCACTGAACCCGCCGACAGCAGGAACAGCAGTTGAGTTTGAGGCTGGAACTACAACTGGCCCTATTAGTGCTGTTTTTGACTCTAGCAATAACAAAGTGGTAATTGCTTATACAGACGGAGGCGATTCTAATAAAGGTAAGGCTATAGTAGGCACGGTGTCTGGAACGTCCATATCGTTTGGCACTGCGGTTGAATTTGAGGCAGGGAGCACAAGCCAAATTTCTATTGGATTTGACTCCAATTCAAATAAAGTTGTAATTGCTTACAGAGACGGTGGTAATTCTAACTATGGCACAGCTATTGTCGGAACCGTTTCTGGGACGTCTATATCTTTTGGCACTGCTGTTGTGTTTGAGTCTGCCGCTGTTGCCTATACAGCAACCGTCTTTGATTCAAACTCAAACAAGATTGTAATTGGCTACAGAGACGGGGGTAACTCAGATCAAGCAACAGCTATTGTTGGAACGGTATCTGGAACGTCTATATCGTTTGGAACGGCAGTCGTGTTTGAGGCAGGAACAGTTGATCTATTTGGCGGCACATTTGATTCATCCAACAACAAAGTTGTTTTTGCCTACAAAGACGGTGGAGACTCAAACAAGGGCAAGGCTATTGTAGGGACTGTTTCTGACACCTCTATTTCTTTTGGAACAGCAGTAACATTTAGTGGCACTGATGGTGTTACTAAAGTTGGAGCTACGTTTGACTCGTCTAACAATAAAGTTGTTATTGCGTACAACGACTCTACAGACTCTAACAGTGAAGCTATAGTAGGAACAGTTTCTGGAACTTCTATTTCGTTTGGAACAGCAGTACAAGTTTCAGGCACAAATAACAGTAGCTTGCATAGAATGGCATTTGACAGTAACGCAAATACTGTCTTGCTTGCATATATGGAGGCTTCTACAGAAGACCTTGAGGTGTTTGTAGGAACTGTTAGTGGCACATCAATTTCGTTTGGTACATCGGTAAAAGCGGCTGAACATACGAGTAGCGAACAATATGGAATTGCCTATGACAGCAATCAAAAGAAATTAGTTGCCGCTTATCACGATGACGATGACTCAAGCAAAGGCAAGGCTGTTGTAGTTTCTGTAAGTGAAAGCACTACTAATCTAACACCTGAGAACTACGTTGGTATTTCTAACGGCGCTTATTCTAATAGTGCTACAGCAACTATTCAGATTAGTGGTGAGTTAGATGATGCACAGTCTAGCCTTACTCCCGGTCAGGTGTACTACGTTCAGAGCGATGGCTCATTAGGATTAAAGCCAGATGTACCTGCTGTAGTGGCTGGTATTGCGATATCAGCAACTAAGCTAATGCTTGAGCTATCTAAAGAGCCTGCGGTTACTGAGCAAAACTCTACAGCTATTACCTCTAGCTCTAATGCCGCAACTATTAACCTAAGAGACAGCGATAACTTTACACATACTTTAACAGAAAACGTCACCTACACCTTTAGCAATCCTGCGGCGTCAGGAAGGGTGTCTGCGTTTACGTTAAAGGTTATTCAAGACTCTTCAGCCAGAACAATTACATGGCCTTCTAGTGTTGATTGGGCAGCGGCTACAGCACCTACGTTAAGCACTGGATCTGGCAATGTAGATGTTTTTGTCTTTATTACTTATGACGGTGGAACTAACTACTACGGATTTACTGCAGGGCAGGCAATGGCATGAGTGTAGGAGATAAGTTATTAAAAGCCGCCGCTGGCAATACAGCCGGTGATGGTCCGTTTATTGAAGATTTTTTTAGCAACACAACTTATATTGGTGATAGTGCAGACGGAAACCACCCTATAGGCATAAACATCACGCAGTCTGGTGATACAAGCGGCTTTATATGGCTTGGTTATTATATTCCCGGTTCTAGTGGCCCTAAAATTTTTATTGATACAACAAAAATATCTGGCACTGCTCAGTTATTAAGAACTGATAGCAACAGTGGATATTTCAATGAAAGTTCTTATGGATCAGGAGACATTACATCTATAAGCGGCGGTCGCCTATATCACGGCAATGCTGGAAGCTATAACGGTATGAACACCCACTATTGGAAGTGGGCATTTATGAAGCAAGAAGGTTTCATGGATTTTGTTCATTTTAATTCTAATTCTGGCTCGCATGGAACGACAACCCATTCACACAGTTTAGGTGTTGTTCCTGAGGTGATCATCATAAAGGTCACAAACACTACAAGTCAGTGGCTTGTTTTTCATAAAGACTTTACCAACAACTCTGCGGGAAGTTTTCGCAACTACCTGCAATGGAACTCAAGTGCCGCTCAAGCTGATGGTGGTAATGCAGGATCTCCTGTAATAACAGCAACGGATACTCAGTTTACTTTTGACAGCGTGCTAACAGATCATTCTAATTCTCACATAGCAATATTATTTGGTGAAGGAGATACATTTGGCACGGGAGGCGACAACACTGTTTTTAAATCAGGAATCTATACAGGCAACGGCGATACTGATGGAGCTTTAGTTGATCTGGGATGGGAGCCTCAATGGGTTCAAATTAAACGCCTAGAACATTCTGGCAATTGGCAGGCTTTTGCAAGCACGGCTGGTATGGGCGGTGGAGATGGTGCACAAGCGGCTGATGATTATGTGATTAGCACAGATGGCGGCTATGGCGATCAGTATGACGCAATAAAGATAAGACCTAATGGGTTTTTGCCGGCAGGAGGAAACAACAACAACAGCGGCAACAAATATTTTTACATGGCTATTAGAAAAGACATGAAGCCTGCTGACCATGACGATATTAGCAATACTGATCTAGTGGGTAGTACATCTTCAGAAAATGGGTCAGAGCCTTATGTAGATCTTGGTTTTAGACAGGACACAATGATTACGTTTTCTGGCAGTAATATCTATTGGATTGATAGATTACGTCCTCGCAATGTTTTAAATTTAAGCTCTTCTGCTCGTGATTTTGAAAATGACAATATGTCACGACAGTATTTTCATACTGGGGCGTTTAGTGCTGACCAAGGTACTAATACTTACTTTGCTATTAAACGTGCGCCAAAGTTTTATGATATGGCGTTTTACCCCGGCACAGGATCAGCGCACACGGTTCCTCACAATTTAGAAGTAGTTCCTGAGTTAATGCTTGTTAAGCAGATAAACGATGGTGATGACTGGGCGTTGTATAGCAATCAATTCAACGGCGGCGTTAATCCACAAAATTATGGAGTTCTTTTAGGCACTTCTGCTAGCCCAGCAGACGATAATACATATTGGAACGACACAGCGTTTACAGACACGCATTTTTCAGTTGGAACTAAAGACAACGTAAACAAAAACTACAAAAGCTACGTGGCATATTTGTTTGCTTCAATTCCGGGCATTTGCAAAATTGGAACGTATACCGGCAGCAGTAGCACTGTAAACATAGATTTAGGATTTACTGCTAAGTGGTTTTTCTTAAAAAAACTTACTCAGGGAACTAGCGGTGGCGGTAAACCTTATATTCAACACAGTGCGGCTGGTATAACTACAGGCAATGACGATGTGTGGCGATTGCACGGGAGCAAGTATACCACTCTTAATGTTATTGAACCCATTACAAACGGAGTACAAATACAAACAGGCAATACCTATTGGAACGAAGATGGCGAAACATTTTTGTACTGGGCAATGGGTTAAGAGGTTTTAAAATGGAATATAGACTACGAGACACAGGCGCTTTAATTACTAGAACAGAGTTAAAAGCTCAAAACCCAAATATGTCACTTCCAAAAGGTGAATGGGGTGCAAGTGTTTTAGATGCTTTAAACGCTGATCCAGTTCATCCATCAGTGCGACCAGAGCCAAGCGGAACTTACAAAAGAGTAATTCGTAATGGGGCTGTTCAAGATTCTAACGGACTTTGGATGGAGGCGTGGACAGAAGTAGATATGTTTACAGAATACACGGACGATGAAGGTGTATTACATACAGTAGAAGCCCAAAAAACAGCTTATGACACAGATGTTTCTAATGAGTTAGCAAGAGTTGCTAGAAGGGACAGAGACAACTTGTTAAAAGAAACAGACCACTACGGACTGTCTGATGTAACTATGTCAACAGAAATGGCAACCTATCGTCAGGCTCTTAGAGACGTACCCCAACAAACAGATTTTCCCAGCACAATTAGCTGGCCTACGAAGCCTTAAATGAATGGACCCGCTTTCTCTTATAGCACTGGCGTCCTCGTCGTTCAGGGGCGTACAGCTTTTAGTAAACAAAGGTGCTGAAATTGAACAGGTTGCTCAACAGTTGGGCAAGTGGTTTAGCTACGCATCAGACATAAGACAAGCCGAAAGAGAAGCAGAAAACCCACCAATTTTTAAGAAACTGTTTGGTGGTGGGTCAGTAGAAGAAGAAGCCCTTAACGCTACTATAGCTCGTAAGAAGCTGCAGGAGCAAGAGAAACACATACGTGAGTTGATTGTCTGGGCATACGGTAAAGAAACTTACGTAGAAATGATGCAGTTACGTAAGGACATACGTTTACGAAGAGAAAAGGCAGTATACCAACAACGTAAGAAAAGACAAAAGCTGGCTGATGGAATTGCTATGGTTATAGGAGCAATGGTTGCATCCGGTATTATATACGGAACAGCTTTACTTATCAAAGGCGCATAACTATGGAAGATGACGGAATGAAAGAAGTGGTAGATACAATTTCTGTAGCAACTGGAGTTGGTGCTTTAGCTGGCCTATTGCCTGCAGTAGCGGCTTTGTTTACAATCGTGTGGACAGGTATACGCATCTGGGAAACTGAAACTGTAAAGCGTATGAGGGGCTTGTAAGTTATGTGGACAGCCCTTGTTGGACCCATTGCAAACTTGGCTCAGAACTGGCT